AATATGCAGCTACAACCAGAGCTAAACGAAAGGGTAAGGCAAAGGGTAAGCAGTTTGTGGCTCAACCGAAAGCGATTGCTAGGAAAGTAAGGAAGTATAGAACATGAAAAAGCCAAAACTAGGAACTGGTCGCCGTTTTTCTTTGCTTGTTAGAGAACTCAAGAAAAAAGATGTTAAAGATCCAAAGGCACTTGCGGCTTACATTGGAAGAAAAAAATATGGCAAGAAGAAATTTCAAGAGCTTGCTAGGAAAGGAAAGAGTTAATGGCTTGGTATTTAAAAACAACAGGGGAGCTTTGGACTGGCCCTACACATGAATTACATGGCAATACATGGACAGAAACAAATCATATGAGTTACTCAGTAAAACTTGAGCAAGGCCCAGAGCCAGTAAAGGCAAGAACAACTAAAGGAACTTATAAGTCTGATAATCCTTCTACGCCTTCAGTAAATGAATCAAAGCGAAAGCCTAGAAAAAAGAAATGAGTTTTATCTCAACGATTAGTCAACAAGACTTAGACCTTCTTCGAGGCATAGTTAGGAAGGTTCACTTTGCTCACATTGCAGAAAAGCATGGTCAGAACTTTATTACTAATTCTGAATGTGACAAACTCATAGAAAGTATTGCGCCTGAAGTTGTGCAAGATATGATTAAGTTTGGAGTCGATAAGGGTCTTCGATGATTGATTTTAAGTACAAGCCTGATGGCGAGGTACTAAAAGCCTTTATGAAAGATGAGACTTTCTTTCGTGGCATTCGAGGGCCAGTAGGCTCTGGTAAATCTGTTGGTTGCTGCGTTGAGGTTTTCCGTAGAGCTTTGCAACAGAAAAAAAGTTCTGACGGTATTCGTAAAAGTCGATGGGCTATTATTCGAAATACCAATCCACAACTTCGAACAACAACTATTAAGACTTGGCTTGATTGGTTTCCAGAAGCTGAGTGGGGTAAGTTTCATTGGTCAGTGCCTTACACACACCATATTAAAAAGGGTGATATTGATCTTGAGGTTCTTTTCTTAGCTTTAGATCGACCTGAAGATGTTAAGAAACTTCTTTCACTTGAACTAACAGGAATATGGATAAATGAAGCAAGAGAGATTCCCAAATCTATTATTGATGCTTGTACTATGCGTGTTGGCCGTTATCCTTCAATGCGTGATGGAGGTCCATCTTGGACTGGTGTAATAGCTGATACCAATGCACCAGAAGAAGATCATTGGTGGCCTATTATGTCAGGCGAGGTTCCTATTCCTGACCATATTCCTAGAGAGCAAGCAAAGATGCTGGTTAAGCCAGATAACTGGTCTTTCTTTACACAACCTTCTGGAATGGTTGAAGAGAAAGATGAAGAAGGAGAAATCAAAGACTATAAGCCTAACAAACAGGCTGAAAACTCCAAAAATATGCTGAAGAATTATTATTCTAATCTTATTCGAGGTAAAACAAAATCATGGATAGATGTATATGTAATGAACAGATTGGGTCATATACAGGACGGAAAGCCAGTATATCCTATGTTTGCTTCGGAAGTTCACATTGCAAAAGAAGAAATACCGATTGCAGCGAACTTGCCAGTATATGTTGGCGTAGATTTTGGACTAACTCCTGCTGCGGTTCTTGGTCAAAAAGTCAGAGGAAGGTGGTTAATACAATCAGAAATTGTAGCCGTAGACATGGGTATCGTGCGTTTTGCCGAAGTTCTTAGGCAAGAGTTATCAACTAGATTTGCTGCTGCTTCTGAAGTAATTATTTATGGTGATCCTGCTGGAGACTTTAGAGCGCAGACTGATGAATCCACTCCCTTTCATATTCTGCGCGGTGCTGGCTTGAGGGCGTTTCCTGCGCCTTCCAACTCTGTTGACCTTCGCCTTGAGGCTGTCTCTTCCCAGCTAACAAAGATGATCGAGGGGAAGCCAGCACTTTTAATAGACAGGCGTTGTCCACAGTTAATTAAAGGTTTTGAAGGTGGTTACGCTTATAAACGTATGGAAGTAAGTGGCGAAAGGTATGCAGATAAGCCAGACAAGAATATGTTTTCTCATGTCCATGATGCTGCTCAATATTTATTTTTAGGTGCTGGAGAAGGTAGAGCTTTGATGAACTCACAAAAACCAGCCCGACCTGTGATTGCTAAACGTAACTTTGATGTGTTTAATAAACGCCAAAAGAAAAGGCCAAGTGTTTGGGCTAGGTTGTAGTTTGTGCATTGAGCTTTTTGCTTTTCTGTGCTTACGAAGAGAAAAAGGAGATTGTTATGTGTTTTGGACCTTCGGCAGCTGAGAAGCAAGCTGCGGCTGAACAACGTAAAGAAGCAGACATTGCAAAGCGCGAAGAGGCTGAAAAACGTGCTGTTCAAAAACGTGAAGATATTATGGAAGCATTAGAAGGCACTATGCCTCAAAGGGGTATGCGTGGCGGAAAAGGTCGCCGTTCTTTATTCAGAGCTGGTGGCGGTGGATTTATGGGTAGGTTTGAGTAATGCACGATACGGCAAAGCATTATATTAAGTTATATCAAAGAGCAAAGGCTCTTCGAGAAAACTGGGTTCCTCTTTTTGAAGAGTGTTATGAGTATGCTTTGCCACAGCGTGAATCATTTTATTATGAAGAAAGAGGCCAGCGCAGAGACGAAAAGATATTTGATGAAACTGCTGTTGTTGGCGTTCAAGAGTTTGCAAGCAGACTTCAATCTGGATTAGTTCCTAATTTTGCACGATGGGCTGATCTTATGGCTGGTAGTGAAGTACCACCAGAACAAAAAGAAGAAGTTGATAATGAGCTTGATGAAGTAACAGAATATGTTTTTGAGGTTCTACAGAACTCAAACTTTAGCCAAGAAGTACATGAGTCATTCATGGACTTGGCTGTCGGGACTGGTGTCTTGTGTGTAGAAGAGGGAGACGCACTTAACCCAGTAAACTTTTCTGCAATACCGCTCCCCCATGTAATACTTGACACTGGTCCTGACGATAGAATCGATCACGTTTATCGTGAGCGTAAAAAGGTAAAGTTCGATCATTTACCTATCATGTATCCTAAAGCTACTTTTGATCCTAAAGTCACTTCAATGATGGGATCTGATAGAGAAACAACTGTTCTTGAAGTTGTTTGCAAGGACTATAGTAAAATAAATCAAGAGGCTTACTTGAGTTATGCAATCTGTATGACGACAAACACTGTGCTTTCTCAGAAAGAGATGTCTGGACTTGGGTCAAATCCTTTTGTTTGCTTCAGATGGTCAAAGTGTGCTGGTGAGATTTATGGTCGTGGGCCATTGATAAATGCTTTGTCTGCAATCAAAACAACTAACTTAACCATAGAACTTATTCTTGAAAATGCTCAGATGGCAATATCTGGTATTTATCAAATGGAAGATGATGGTGTTATTAATCCTGATACAATTCAACTCGTTCCAGGATCGATCATTCCTAAAGCTATGGGCAGTCAAGGACTTCAACCATTACAAGCGGCAGGACGCTTTGATGTAGCGCAACTTGTTTTAAGTGATATGCGATTGAATATTAAACGTGCGCTTTACAACGATATGCTTGGAGATCCAAACAAAACGCCAGCAACAGCAACTGAGGTAGCTGAGCGTATGGCAGACTTATCTCGCCGTATTGGTTCTGCCTTTGGTAGATTGCAAGCTGAACTCGTGCAGCCCGTACTTCAACGTGTAATATACATCTTAAAGAAGCAGGGCCGCATAGAAGTACCTACAGTAAATGGGAGAGAAGTTAAAGTCCGTTCTGTATCCCCATTAGCACAGGCTCAGGCAAATCAGGATATATCTAGTGTTGCAAGGTTCTTAGAGCTTGTTGGTGGAACCTTTGGGCCTGAGATGTTGCAGCTTCTAATAGACTCAGAACAAACAGCAATTCATCTTGCTAAAAAATTTGGTGTGCCAGAGAGCTTGATTCGTGATGAAGAACAGCGTAGACAAATAGCTGCAATAGCGCAGCAAGTGGCGCAACAACAGCAAGGACAAATGATTGCCGAACAAGGTTAATATTGGAATAGATGGAATACAACGCCCATCCGACAAGGATGAGGAGATAAGTCATAATATTGCACAAGTCTTTGAATCTCCTGTTGGTAAGGCGGTTTTAAAGTATTTTCGTTCTATAACTATCGAAATGGTTAATGGGCCTAATGTAACTACGGAAGAACTTAGGCATATTGAAGGTCAGCGATATATTGTTGGGCTGATCGAACAGCGCATGGCGCATTCACATAGGAGTAAAAACAAATGAGTGAACAGGAAGCAGCAGTTCAAGCAGCAGAAGCTGATGGACGCGATTTTGTAACTGAAGCTGATGTAGAACAGGCTTCAGCACCAGAACGCCCAGAATGGTTGCCTGAGAAATATAATACAGCAGAAGACTTAGCAAAAGCCTATAAAGAGCTTGAATCTAAGTTAGGAGCTAAAGATGAAGAGATTCGCAATCAAATCTTAGAAGAAATACAATCAGAGGCATTTAGTGATCGGCCTGAAAAGGCTGGGGATTATCAGTTACCTGAGATTGTAGATGAAGAGTTTGCTGTAGATAATGAATTATTAAAATGGTGGTCAGATCATTCTTTTGAGAATGGATATTCTCAGGAAGAGTTTCAGAAGGGTATTGAGATGTATGCTCAAGCTATTGCTGGTTCTGAACCTGACATTGATGCAGAAGCAGCTAAGTTAGGAGATCAAGCTGAAAGCCGCATTGAGGCTGCATCCTTGTTTGCAAATAAGTTTTTTCCAGAAGCGGCTATTCCTGCGATTGAAAGAATGTGTGAAAGCCATGAAGGTATTCTTGCTATTGAAGCAATTATGGACGCAATGAAAGATGGTTCATTTGCTGGAGATACGCAAGCAACTGCTGGAGTTTCAGAGCAAGCATTAAGGGAGATGATGAATGACGAAAGATACTTCAACCCAGCAAAACGCGATCCGCATTTCGTCAAGCAAGTTGAAGAAGGCTTCCAACAACTCTACAGAGGTTAAAATTATTCAAAGGGGTCAGTATTATCTGACTCCTTTTAAGCCTTACCACATTGATGAAGTTGTTAATAATTTAAGTATAGAGAATCAAAGAGAGCTTTTTATATTAGGTCATACTGATATAAGAAAAGCTATTGAGGAAATGTATGAATGTTCTGAGTGTTATTTAGCACGAAAGGAAGGAGAAACATTCTTAGCTGTAGGTGGTCTTTGGTATAACGATGACCAAGATCATCCCCAAATGTTTGCAATGTTTTCTGATAAAATCAAAGAATCTTTTGTAGCAACAGCTAGAGGTTCCAGAATGTTTCTGGATTTCTTTGATAAGACGCAATCACTTTTAACAATGACAATACTGACTGATTATCAGTTTATGTTGGACTGGGCTGTATGGTTAAGGTTTGAGCCAGTAGGGTTTTCTGAAACAAATAATCACAAGTATGTTGAATTTGTGCGTTGCAATCCAAACAAAAAAAATGTTTACGATGACGCATTACGGCCCGTAATGCACTGAAAGGCCCGAAAGGATACCCTTATTGACGTAGCGGAATGGACACCCGTAGGAACTGTAACTTCAAAATAGGAACTGAAAAATGGCTAATACTATTGATACAGCCTTTATCAAGCAGTTTGAGACAGAAGTTCACATGGCGTATCAGCGTA